CTATTTATAGAGGCAAAAGATATAGAATCTTTTCGTCAACAGAATGGAAATGTTGGTCTATACACTTCTATTTGGCACTACAATTCCACCGACTTAGATAAAGCCATCAGATTGGGATCACTGTATTTCGATATAGACAACAAGGATACCGAAGAGTCGTATGTGGATTGTATGAAATTATATGATTATCTCATTAACCATATCCCAAAGTCTGCAGTGCTTGTTTATTTCACTGGCAAAAAAGGCTTTCACATAGAATGTGAAGCTATTACATTGGGTATTAATCCCTCGAACAATCTTCCTAATATTTTTAGATTTATAGCCTCAACTCTAAAAAACAAACTGAAGTTACAGTCACTGGATTTCAGCGTATATGACGCTAGAAGAATGTGGCGCCTGGAAGGCAGCAAACATCAGGATACAAATCTATATAAAAATTTAATACCAGAGGATATTCTTCTTGATGGCATGGATGCAATAATCAATTATTGTACGACAGCCTCATCCAATGACGTATCAGAACAGTATTTCAATGCCAAAGCCAATGAATGGTTTAGGGAATTTACTTATGATATGGAAATAGAAAAAGAAAAATCAAAAGATTTTATGGGCTATTTTAATAAATATGGATCAACTGCATTTAAGCAGATTGACACTAAGGAAAAAGAGTTTACTCCTGAGAAACTATTGCATGGATGTACGTCAGTAGCCAGACTTCAGCAACAAGCTATTGAAAAGAAGTACCTGGAACACGAGGCGAGATTATTTCTGTGTTCAATTCTCACTTACAATGAGGAATCAATAAAATTTCTTCATGGTATCTTGAGTAATTGTTCAGACTATAATGTTGAAAAAACTAATAGTCATATAAACGATTGGGTCAAAAGAAGACAATTGGGAATTGGCGGAAGACCTTATACGTGCGAAAGAGCAAATTCTGCAGGTGTCGGCTGCGGACAATGCTCGCTAGAGAAAAAAAATAAATGGGTAAAAATGGGTGACAAATATGTGGAAACTCAGGAGCAATCATCTCCATCACCAATTCGTTTTGCCTATAGACTAAAGGATAAAGGAGGTGAAAATGCCTGAGATAGAAAATACAGATGATGTAATTGGAGTTTGTTCCGAATGTAAGTCAGATCAACCTGAGAGATATATGTATAACAGCCCCTTTGCCCAAGAGGGTAAGCCAGTACCGTGCAAATACTGTGGTGGAGTAGTAATTATTACATATAGAGAAGTAAGAGATAGCTCTTTAGAGGGTTCGGATAAGAGTAGAGGAATTTAATGAAGAATTGGACTAACCTCCATAACCATACAGTCTTTTCAATGTTGGACGGTCATGGCGATATAGAAAAGTATTTAACTAGAGCTAAATCCTTAGGAATGAAAGGCCTAGCTACTACCGACCATGGAAATATACATTCATGGTTGGATTTTTATGACGCTGGAACTTCTATAGGGGTTAAACCAATTCTTGGTTCTGAATTCTATCAAGCTAGAAAAACTAGATTTGATAAAGATCCAGAAGAAAGATCTGGACCATCTCAAAATGAATGGGAACAAAGAGGCCCATACCATATAACGATTCTAGCCAAAAATAATATTGGTTATAATAATCTTATAAAGATATCTTCTAGATCATTTCTCGAAGGTTACTATGTCAAGCCTCGCATTGACCATCAACTAATATCCGAGCACTCTGAGGGAATAATTGTTCTCTCAGGCTGCTTAAACAGCGAAGTGTGCCAGGCACTACTAAGAGATGACTATCAGTTTGCTCTTGCATCCGCAAAAAAAATGCAAGATATTGTTGGTAGGGAAAACTACTTTATTGAAGTTCAAGATCATGGTCTCGGGGAACAGAAAAAAGTATTCAATCAACTAGTGCAAATAGCAGAAACAATTGGAGCAAAAGTAGTTCCTAGCGGGGACTGCCACTACGTGCACAAGAGTGACGCCAGAGCCCATGACATAATGCTGTGTGTGGCAACAAACGCAAACATACATACTCCTAACAGATTTTCTTTTAGCGGAGAAGAATTTTACCTTCAGTCATATGATGAAATGTCTTCTAAATTTAATCCAGAGTGGCTAAAAAACACCATGGATGTTTGCGATATGATCGATTTAAATCTTTCATTTGGCGAAATCCACTTTCCTGATTTTCCAATTCCAACATCAGAAGCTCCTATGGATTATTTTGATAGATTAGCTTGGAATGGATTGAAAGAAAGATACGGAAACCCATTGCCTCCCCACATTATTGAGAGAGCAAATTACGAAATACGTGTCGTTAAAGAAATGGGTTTTACGGAATACTTCCTAGTTGTATCCGACTTAGTTAACTGGGCAAAAAACAACAACATTCGTGTTGGTTGGGGCCGAGGCTCTGCGGCAGGCAGCATTCTTTCTTATGCATTTAAAATCACAAATCTAGATCCGATTAAATTTGGATTAATGTTTGAAAGATTTCTTGTTGAAGGTAGAAAGTCTATGCCCGATATTGACCTTGACTTTGATGATAGGTATCGTGATGAAGTAATTAACTACGCCAGAACTAAATATGGGACAGATCATGTTGCGCATATTTGTACGTTCAACAAGACAGGCGCCAGACAGTCAATCAGAGATGCTGCTAGAGCATTAGGGTATGATTTTGCTGGCGGAGATGTGGTCTCCAAACTTGTTCCACCACCAGTCTTGGGAATATCCAAAAACCTTTCTGAGTGCATGGAGGTTGAAGAGTTTAAGCAGCTATACAATAAAGACTCTGATGCTAAAAATATTATTGATACAGCCTTTGGACTAGAGGGTTTGGTTAGACAAACTGGGATCCATGCCGCTGGTGTAGTGATATCTAGGGACGCACTAACCGAATATCTACCCATCATGCAAAAGGGGGTGGATAATCCGATAATTACCCAGTGGGATATGGGTAGAGTCGAACAATGTGGACTTCTAAAAATTGACTTCCTTGGACTCAGAAACCTCGGAGTAATCGATTCATGCATTAAGTTAGTATATAAGCGCAAGGGTGAAATTATCGATGTAGATAAAATTCCACTTGACGATGCAAAAACATACGATGAGCTATGTAAGGGTAATTGCGCTGGTGTATTTCAGCTTGAATCATCAGGCATGAGACAGCTTATGATGCATCTGCAGCCACGTAACGTGGAAGATATTATGGCACTAATTTCGTTGTACAGACCTGGACCAATGGGTTCTGGAATGGATAAGGAATACATTGATCGTAAGCACGGTCGCAGTAAGGTTAAGTATGAACATCCTAAATTGGCAAAAGTTTTAGCCTCATCTCTAGGGATCATGTTGTATCAAGAGGATGTTTTAGCTGTATCTAGGGAGTTAGCAGGATTTACTTCCGCAGAAGCTGACGATCTAAGAAAGGTCATCGGCAAAAAGTTAATGGATAAGATTGCCAAGATGCGCTCAATGTTTGTTGAAGGATGCATAAAAACGTCTGATATGTCAGAGAGTCTATCTAATAAAATCTTCTCAGACATTGAATACTTTGGTGGCTACGGATTTAACAGAGCGCACGCCGCAAGTTATGCCATGATTAGTTACGTCACGGCTTATCTTAAATCAAATTATCCAACCGAATATATGGCTGGACTTATGTCATCAGTTGTAGGTAATAAGGAGAAGCAAGCTTTTTACCTAGCGGACTGTAGAAAGCTTAATATACAGGTTTTACCTCCATCGATAAATTCATCAGGCATTGACTTTGAAGTAATAAATGATAATTCAATTATATTTGGCTTATCGGCAATTAGTGGCATTGGCTCCTCAATAGCCGAGGCGGTAATTAACTGCCGAGATATTAATAGACCTTACATAAATGTCTATGATTTCTTTAAAAGATGTGATCCAGTCATTCTAAAAAAATCTACTTTAGAACACCTAGCTCATGCTGGCGCGTTTGATGATCTGGTGAATTCCGCACCTACATCGTTTAATAGAATACAGGAATTAGATATTCTGGAAAAAGAAAAAGATGAATTAGGAATGTATGTTACTAACCATCCAATTATGGGGATCTGGGACGTACTGAAGACTAAAGTTGATTGTGAAATTATAGAATTAAATGACTATGACGCAGGGTCTAATATAAGAATTGGAGGAATAATAACATCGTCAAAAACCCTTACAACTAAAAAGGGCCAAAAGATGTATAGAATTACTCTGGAAGATATATCTTCAGATATTGAAATTATTATATTCCCCAACAATGCCAAGAACCTATCTGACAACGACGTTGCAAAAGGTGGAATAGTTGTTATCTCTGGAACCTTAAATAAAGAAGGAGATGATGAAAATTCAATATCAAAATTATTTTTTAATTCAATTGAAAAAGTTGATTCTCATTTATTCTTGGTGGGAAAATCTATTATTTTAGATGTCAATAAAGATATATCGCTATTAACTCTGCAGAAAATATATGATATAATTGATACTCACAAAGGTGATAGACCAGTCTTTTTAAGGGTCGACAACGGTAGTCATAAAATTACATTTAAATTTAAAAATGAAACTACACATTCTGTAGAGAAAATTATTAAACAGTTAGTTGAATTGGAGTAATAAATGTCAGCAGATAGACCTTCAGTTAATCCCACGGATAGATGGTGCTGGGTATTTTGCCCATCATGCAATAGATGTCAGGATAAAGGAAGATACACAAAATGCAATGGATGTTCAGGTCGATATGACCCAGAACTTATTATTAAAGCAGATACTGAAGATTTCTGCGATTGCAAAAATGGAACTCTTAGATGGAAAACCCAGCAGGGTAGACTTGTAATGACTAAATTTAAATCTAATCCATTTAAGGGTCAAGTTAAGTACGAAAAGAAATCAGAAGATGAACGCGATTGGGACTCATATGTCAAGGATATGAGAGAAAAATTAAATGATCCCAAATGGGATCCTATAACTTATTACGAGGATTAAAAATGAGCGATAACTTTCCAGCAGTTGTTGAAAAAGGTCATATTAAATTAACCGAATATCACGATTCAACTTATAATTATGAAGACAAATTATTCCTACAGTGCACCTGTGTTGGATTCTATCTAACGCCACAAGAGCTTAAAGACCTATATACGGTGGTCGGTTATTATTTGAATGCAGATGATATCACCGATGTTAAGGTATCCATAGGGGGCGAAGATGTGGCCTTATGAGGAAGACGATCATATGGAGATGGGCGAAACCGGTTGGGTAGCAATCGGCCAGGGGGCTTATTTAAATAAACATACCAGTCATACCATAGATGAACTCGGAAGAGAATTCGATGAAAATGGTTGTTTAATATACGACCCCAATGAGAAAGAATAGGAATATTTTTTGAGTTCTATATTAATTAAAAATTACGATAACTTAACGGATTTAGAAAAACTTGGAGTAGTTGACTTTTCTTATTCTAGAATAGACACATACACTCAATGTGCAGCAAAGTATTTTTATTCCTATATCCTGAAAGAACCTCGGCAGTTTAATCCCCCAGCCGTATTAGGAAATATAGTCCACGCCGTTCTTGAAAATATACTAGATAACGATAAGGTATTGGACGTAGTGAAATTAAGAGAAGAGTATGAAAAGAATATTCCTATTTGGGATCCTGATAACTTAATACCAGCCGATTTAATTTCCGTTGGATCAGTAATAATAGATGAATTTTATGATCAGCACTCGGACAAAAAATTTAATATTTACGAAAAAGAAATGAGCTTTAATTTTATATTAGGAATATATAAAATTATTGGATTTATAGATAGGGTTGACATAGTTGGTGATCGCATTAATATCACTGACTATAAAACTGGAAAATGGGAAGTTACGCAAAAAGACGTGCATAACAATATGCAACTAGGGATATACGCTCTAGCTCTTCATAATATTTTTCCAGAAAAAGAAATCTACGCAGAGCTATATTATCTTCGATCCGGAAAACGAAAAGGACATCTTTTCTCTTTTGAAGATATAGAGAATGTAAAGGTAAAACTTTTGCAAAGCATTAATACAATTATATCTGACAACAACTTCCTTCCAACAAGTAATGTTAGAATCTGCAGCTATTGCGATCATGCAAAAAGTGGGACTTGCGGTACTGGTGTTTTTAGGAATAAAAAGAATAATTATAGATAAAAAAAGGGGCCAGATAAACTGGCCCCTTTTACATATGTACAGGAAAGTGTCAGAAATCGTTGACTGGGTTATTTTCAACGTCAGCAAAAAGATCAAAATCCTCAAACTGAGTGACAATCTTTGTTGCTTCCTCATTGCCAAAATCTAGCGTAAGCAGATCGTCAATGATATTCTGGTTAATTGTTTGGTTTATATTGTTGATGATTGTTGTTAATGTGTTCATGGTGAATATTATACCTTCTCTTTTGGTCCGATGCAAGTTCTTTTGCATATTTGTATATTTTTATTATTTGGTGTATAATATAGTTACGTTTAGAGTATTAAGGATATCACAATGGAACTACATGTTGTCAAGTCAGAGGAGTTTTTTCTGCAAAAATCTTCGTTTAAAAAACAACCAAATTTCAATAACATTAGGAACAAGCAAATAGACTCTTCAATTTTAAACGAAGAGGTATTGACCACGAGGAAAAAGGGCAATGCCTATCAGTACACTAGAACTGGTTATCGCGCAGATATAGATTTAAATGTAAGATCTAGTTGGGAAGCTAATTTTGTAAGAGTATTAAATATATATAAAATTGAATTTCAATTTGAACCTACAGTTTTTTCATTTCCAATCAAGAGGGGAACTAGGGGTTATACTCCAGATTTCTTCCTGGAAAGAAACGAAGAGTGGATAGAGGTTAAGGGCTATCTAGATGATAAAAGTAAATTAAAATTAAAAAGATTTAAAAGGTATTATCCAAAAGAGTTTGAAAAATTAACTTGTGTTATTAGTAAGTACTCAAAAGATGCAAAGAACTTTATGTCAGAGATTGAAGTTCCAACGATTGTTTATTATGAAGATATAAGAGATTTTTACAGCCAATATCTTATGAATTGGGAAGGTAAAAAATGACTAGTTACAAAGAACAGTATTATTCCCTAGAGGAAGAACAAATGCAGCAGCTTATAGCTAATGCCAAAAAGGGTTATCAAAAAGATCAACAGGAGTTATTG